GGTGACCTGGGACCGGATAAGCAAACACGGCGGTATGCGCATCGGTGTGTATCGGGGCTGCGAAGTGAAGAACCTTTAGCTTATTCGGATCGATTAGGGTATCAGAAGACCCTAAGAACTCGGCTTCGAACTCTTGACGGAACTGAAGCTCCGAAGTGTTCTTAATCGTTTCATCTTTCCACTTTTCATCGCGGCCAGGGATCTGCTGCCATTTGACATCAATTCGCGCATATGAATTGCGCTTCTCTTCGCTATCGGTCCAAATCTTGTAGAACAACTCGAAACCTTTTGGTGTCGAGGTGATCATCACTTTGGACTTCTGACCAGACGAAATAGTCGGATATACGGACGTGAAGAATTCATCTTGCAGCGTGCGTTGAATGTGGGCGAACTCATCGAGGTAAATCAGATTGAACGAACCACCACGGACGGCCGACGACGACGTAGCGGCCGCTAAAATGCGAGACCCATTCTCTAAGGCGATATCGCCTTTATTCCAGCCCTCGACTCCCTGTTGAAGCCACTTCGGTAGATATTGATACGCCGTTTGGATACGGTGCATAATTTCGCGGGCTTGGCGATCTTTGTTCGCTAGAATGGCAATATTGAACTGCTCGTTGAACACAGCATACCACAGCAACAACGCCGCAACAACTGTCGTGTTGTGAGTTGGAATTAGGGTCGTGCCGGCAAGAAACAATTTAGAAGCGTTGTCCACCTGCAAACAACGAACGGGTACCGAATCGACGGGGACGATTTTCTTGATGTATAGACGGGAATTCTTCGGGTGGCCGGCACAGTGTTGTCGCTCCAGTTTCCGGACCAAACGGAAAACCGGCAGATTAGTCGTAAAGCTCACCGTCCAATAGCGGCAATCGTTTAACATACGATAACGCTTTCTGCTCTTGATTCCCAAGGACGCCAATAGCGTGCGGAAATTATCGACTAATACCTCGTTTTTTTGGTAGAACTCGCACCATCCCTTAGAGCGGCTGACGGATCCGTCTGTGTCCATCAATCCTTGAAGCAACGCCAGTCGTTGTTTGCAACTTGAAGTCAAATATTCGATAGGGATGTGCTTGTTGCCAAATACGCCTACAGCTTTTAGATTGTGTTGGCCGGCCGGCAACGTGAAATAACGGACATTACTGTTATTGACGTCTGTCCATACTTTCCCGATTTTCATATGGGCGCTGTAGGTCGGTAAATCATCTAGGTGACACGTGATGGCGGCACCATTGGTAGCGCCGTCTCCCAACCACACGCCCAACTGATACGGATCGACCTTCAAATCGTCACGATGAGAAAAGTCAACTGCTTGAGTGAAATCGATATATGGTTTGTTGCTGTGAGTTAGAAACGGAATTAGTTCTTCAGTAGTCAGAGTGCGGTGACCGGCGATCCAATTGGTGCTATTAACAGTCCACAAATGCTCCGCATCTGCTACCAAGCTGTCTCCATTATCAAACTCTACACGATAACACGGCCGATCGTTCATCACTTCCGTAATGAATTGGACGCGGGTAGGCTTGCCGTCAGGGCCAAAGATGTGATCGCCCACCTTAATGTCACCGACAGTAGTAAAGCCTTTATGCGGTGTTAATATGGGGGTATCAAGCGCCAACGCCTTCCCGGCTTGCCGCGGGGTGCGCGCAATGACGAAACGCTCATTGACAAACGTGTTGACCATATTCCGTTGGTAGTCATACAGCTTGAACGGTACTAATCCGTGATCGATATTGACGATCTTGATATACTTTTCAATAAAGTAGATTGGATCGCTTGCGCATTTGTCCCATTCCAGCATTTGAGCACGGGTGAACCCGTGCTTGACCCCAGACCGCTTGAGAAGCGGATTGCCGAGGTAGGAAGTCTTTTCGTCGCCTGCTTTACTCATTCACTTCGGCTCCGGCTCGCAAATCTCTCAACATCTTCTGCATATCTGCGGTGCTACCAAAGAACACTTGATTATTGGCACCACCTCCTTCGGGGTTCAACTCCTGTGCAGCTTTTTCCACTTTAGTGATGTCTTTGATGGTTTTGCTAAGAGTCAACAGCTCCTTGTTAGTCGCCGTGAGCTGGCTAATAAGGGTGGCCACCACTTCATACGCTCGCGGGTGTTGGCTTTGCTTTGCGAAGTCCAGCATATCTTCCAGGGCTTGAGCGCCTTTTTCGGCGAGATCCATCAAGTTGGTTCTGGCGTACTCGTAATCATTAGTCGCATTGGAATTGCGCGTATCGTCCGCTCGTTCCGCGACCGTCGTTAAAGGAGATGCTGAAAGAACTTCAACTATTGGAGCTGGGTCAACTCCCAATCTATTCGCGATTTCATTGGCCATAATCGATTCTCTTATTTCTTCACTGGGTCGTTGTGTTGATTATATAGCCGAAGTCTGAATTGGCGCTAATTTGTGCGGCTGGAATGCTTAGGGAGGCGTTCGCTGTTGGTTGACCGTTTGCCGTCAGGCCTGGGAGAACTTCCGTCGTGGAAACTGCCGAGTTTCCAGGAACAGTGGCGTTCGCAAAGAAATTGGTATTGGCATCCAAGATAATCGCAGAAGTATGAATCGGTCCGTAGAAGAATGCCTTCATCTCAAAGTTCAGCGTCCAGATGATAGCTCGCTTGGTGTTGAAATCCACATCGTAATTGTCTTCGATGTTTACGGAACTCAGGATCACTGGAATGTCCTTCTTTTCCAACATTTCAGGAATCAAAGTGACGTCCGAGATCGTCCAGTCTGGTGTGAAGTACGGCAGAATCTGCTCGATAATTTGAGCGCCATCTTCGGCGTTGCGAACAAGGATCGAAAGCTGGAAGCCAATGTTATACGGGACTGGGGCGTATTGCGACTTTTGAGATTTGGAAGAATTCGGGAGCGGCTGAACGCTCTTGTTCATTGTGTTCATCTTACGAGATGCATCATATGTGAACGATGTGATCACAAACGACATTCTCGGAAGAACCTGATCGATGGTGCGCTGGAAGTCGGGATCCGTAGTAATACGAACCAGATACCGTTCCTTCGGTCCATAAGAAACAGGGACTTTGAGTGTTTGCAGCGGCTGATCGTTCTCATCAAAACGCTGGATGCTGATTCGGGAGAACATGCTCCCGAACAGCGACACGTATTTCTTCATCAAGCGATTATAGAAGATTTGATCAAACATGCGTTAATACTTCAGGTTCTCGTTGAAGGGATCAGATTCTTTAAAGTCCGTGTATTGAGTCACAGCCTTATCAAACAGGTTATTCTGGATCTCAAACGGCTCGATCGCATCCAAGTCAAACTCCGCGAATACGATCCTATCGCCTTCGGTGGTCACAATCGTGGAGCCATCGGATGCTAGGATTAACCACTGAGACGTGTCGGTGCTATGTTCAATAAAGACCGCATCGATCTCAGCCACCCCGGTAGCGAAGAGCTCGTTTGAATATTCGAATTTCTCTAGCGTCAGCTCATAGAACTGCAAAGCTCCGCGCTGGTAGAAAGACGATTCGTGTTCTACGAACGTGATTTCCATCAATTCGTGGGTCATCGGGAACCAAATCAAATCCCCTTCCCGAGGCCGGGCCGAGTTGATAACGCTCCCGATTACTTCCGAAAACCGAGTACGGGAAACGCAAACAGACAATTGGTCATTCTGCGACAAGCCGAACTTCGTCATAATATCACCGGCGCCACCGAAATTATCAAACTTCTTGATATACATTTCGAGGACAAACGTGGTAGTAAATTCAGATGCGGCATCTTCAGTGAACGTCTGACTTAGACCACGATGCGTTCGGGGCAAATAGGTGAAGTCATAGCCAAACGTCTGAATCAGCTCTGTGGTTAAGGCTGCGATCAGATCCTGTTCGGGCGTATACGCAAAATTATTGATCCACGGATTCGTTGCCATCAATTACCCCATAAAGTCGATTGGAGGCAGCGAGTATTCGTTCTTCATCAGGTCTTCCAGTCGACGCAATTCTGCAGTAGCATCGTTATACATTTCTTTGCCGCTGAATTGAACGCCGCCGGGCATCGTGACTCCAACGAATTTGCTGAGATTTGTACCTTGCTGCTGCTTGACTAGCTGCTCGGCATACTGCAGCAACCAACGATCGGACCAGACGCGGGTGTACATATCAACATCGACGATTTGGAAGCACTCGACTACGAGGTAAGACCCCGTGACGATCAGATCCCAGTTGCAATCTAAATGAAGCTGATTGGTTTTACGATTGTATCGAATCGGGACTTGGCCGACGAGAATCTCTTCCATGAATTGAATGTTCTGCATTGATTGGTAATACGGCACCATCGAAACAGATGTCAAGTCGTAGAGGTCATTCAACGCGATTTGGTACCGGATATTGAACATATTATTCGTCGATAGAGCATCGCCGGGCGGGAACACATGAATGGCGCCGATAACGTTGTCTGGCAGCGTGATATAACGGTTTGCCACGTCCGCATCTTGGACTTGGTATTTGTAGTAGGCGCGTTCCGTTCCATCGAAGTGCCAGTCGAAGAAATACTGCACGGCCAGATTGATGCAATCGTCGATTTGATCATCGGTCGCGTTGATTTGCAACACGGGGTAACCATTGCGGCGAAGAATGTAATCTTTGAATTCGGCGCGGGATGTCGGCAAAGCCATGAGATTTAGCCCTTCTTCGCTAATTTAGCCAGGCATCGGGCTTTCACACCACAATAGAACATACGGCGAACAGAAAGGTTCCGGAAAATGATAAGGCCGACGAGGACTTCGAACGTTTTCCAAAGCACGTCGTGGCCAACAGACGCGTATTGTAGTGATCCTTCGGAAACCCAGTCGATTTTGAGGCCGATGTAGAACAGGCAGGCAATAATGGCGAGAATAGTGTCAACGATTTCGCGACGGAAGTGTCGGCGATGCCAAATTGCTGGCAGAACGAAAACGCCTTCTAAAAACACAGAGGCGTAAACGAATACTGCCATTAACGATCCAGCCCAACTAATATATGCGTTAGTGCTCATGTGCAACAGATCGCCCATTTTATTCCCCCGTCACATTCGGAATAACATTCTTCCATTCCAAATCATCGGGCAATCCAAGCTTTCGGCGAAATTCTTGATTCTCGGTCTGCAAGCGACTGTATGCTGTTTGGATTTTTGATAGAAGAATTCGCGTCTCTGCTCTAGTATCTCTCAATTCATCGACGATGGCGCGGAGTTCGGTGACTTCTTTTTCGAGCTTATTGGCCCGATCTTTTTCGCTAGCGACTTCTGCTTCCAATTTAGCAGCCTTCAAAACTGCATCATTGCGATCCTTCGCAAAAACGTCCAAACGAGCTTCGAGTTCCTTAACTCTCTCCATTAGTCCATCTGTCCAATCATCCGCGCGCTCAGCCCGTGTGTCAGTTCGATTATCCTGCTTTAGTCTACGGTAAAAGCCGTAGGCAGCCATCAAAAGAACGCCACCGACGCCGCCAGCCCCAAATGCTGAACCTGTTCCGCCAGAAGACCCACCGGATGACACGGCTTCCGCGGCCGTAGAAGCTAATTCGAGCATTTATGCCACCTTACCTAAAACTGAATCCATTTTATTTAGCATGTTTTTAATCGCCACAACTAATTCTCTGGCCTGTTCCTCTTCGCGGAACATATGCTCGACTAAAGACTGCTCTAGCTCTGTAACTCTTTGGGTGTTGGAAGCGAGAGTTTCTTCCAATTTTCTAATTCGATCGTCTAAATCGGGCAGCGACATTTTTTGACCCTTGTGGAAAGTGGGCTGGTTAACAAGTATTTATAGATTGCAGCCGCGCACTTACCAGTTGGTAGATATCGCGTTTTAGAGGCCGTCTGCTATGACGGCCCTCGACCCAACATTATTCTCGATCGCCTTATCGCAATGACCTTTCTGGAACAAGTCTAAGAACCGGCACAAAACGCAGCCCCATACGCGCTTATTGGCTTTCGCCTTCGCTGCGCGGGAGCTGATTGTTTCTTGAGGATCCCCGAACGTTAAAGTGTTGCCGACTTCATCCAAGACAATCAGCAAATTCCATCCATATCGTTTGAAGTCTAGCATTTTATACCGGCCACCCTGTAGTAATGTCGATGGCGGTCAGGCCGACCACATCTCCTGTGGCGACGGCATTCACTCGATTTTTCAATGTCCACGAAGTATTCATAATGGACGACCCTTTTGAAGCCATCGCAATCATCAACGCTAGTGCAGTGGATGCTGGCATTTCAATGTCAATGTTGGCTTCGGTCCGCACTTTAACCATTACCGAACCGTTGCCAGATGAAATGAGCGCCTGAGCAATCGATTGCAGGATTAGCCAATTAATCTGATCGCCGACTCCTCTATTTTGCAGAATCTGAGTTCCAACGCCAAACGCGGATGCGTCGAAAGAGAATCCAGCAGCGATCTTTTCGTCCCGAAGAGATTCGATGGCCGCAATTTTAGCGGCCGCCTGAACATCAAAAGGAATTGACCAAGTTGCTCCGTTCCACACACTAGCTGGATCTGGGCGTTCGGGGACAGCAATGTCCCCGAACTCCATATCTCCTTGGCAATAGATGCCGTCTCTTAGAAAAAACGCCATGATTAGAAAGCCCTCTTTGTCTTGAATCGATATGCCCAACTGGCAGCAGTCAAACTGTTGCCAGTGGCCCCAGAAGTCGCCTGACCGATTACCGCCGCAGTAGACCCAGTCGTAATCTGAACAGAATTGCGTCTCTTGGTTTTAGGATAAGGGGAGTACACTGATGTCTGAACATATGCCCACGGTTCTGTCACAATATCCCCGACTACAACGGACGTGTAATTAGTGTCGGGAATCAAGCACATGATTTCAAACGAGGAATCATATAGCGTTGTTCCAAGATTATGGGCCTGTGATAATGTAACACCAGTAGACGGCAGGGTGTTGGTCCACGGCGAAACAAAGGCGCCATTGAGCGCATACGATATTACCGAAGTGGTTCCACCAAAGTTAGTCGCAATTTCGCCGATGTACTGCTTCAATGAAGGAGTCATCTGAGGCGGACCACCAGTATTAGTTCCGCTGACCGACCCGTTGATTCCCGAAATTGAGTACATCAAGTATGTCGACGTGTTGAACCAATCCGAAGCATAGCCAGGCGTAGTAATAGACGACGCAGCTACTGGAGCAGTATATGCAACACCACCTGGGTTTTTACAATATGGCAGTAGTTCGAATTCGTCGAATGAACCCGTAAAATACGTCAACACTGTGGCTAGGTTGGCCTGGCCAAGGGTCATTGACGTGATGCCACAAATGCTCTTCGTTGACGTTGCAATTGTTGAATCCAGCACACCATTGAAGTATGCGTAATATTTACCGGAGATCGGATCGAACGTTACTTCGAGGAAGCCCCAAGTTGTGGCGGACACTGTATTGCTGCCAACAACTGCAGAAGCGATGTCCCATGAGGAACCCGTCGAGGATAGGTAATAAACGAATTTGCCCGATGAGTTGATGGTAACAGTCAAGCCGTAGCCAGCCGCATTCACCGCGCTCATTAGGCCATAAGCGGTCGTGGCTGAGTTTGGGTACACCCAAGTGCGCAGGGCCCAACCACCGATGCCGTTTCCGTAACCGTTGCCGAGCGATGTGAACGCTGTCGATTTCGCGTATTCCGTTGTGCCGTTTAGAACGGCGCCAGTGCCGCTGCCACCGAGGCAGGATAACCCGAATTTGCCTGCGGGCACATTCGACGAGCCGGCATATCCCGTTGTCGTCCACAGATTACCGAAGTCGTCTGTGATTGTTCCGGTCAAATCAAACTCGAAATGCAGCAGCGATTGGGCAGACTGGTTCCATGTTGGTCCAACCTGAGGCGGAGCCTGTGTGGTTCCAAGTGTGATGGCAGTCGGCGATACATATGTGGCGTACACGAAGTTCGTCGCGTTGTACGCCAATGCGCTGCCGGTCTGGTTGGTTGTGATCTGCGAATATAGATCAACCGCACCAGTGGAATTCTGGCCGGCGGCGAATGTGATCACGAAGTTGGGATTGTTGCCGCCCGCGTAAAGCTGGAAGGATGTTCCACCAGTTGGCGAATATAGATATGCCGCCTTACCCGTGGAATCCTGCTTGCCTTGAATTACAGTCTGACGGACATCTGCTGGGTTATTGGAAATCGGATTCACGACTTCCCAACGATTGTTCGTCTTGTTGAGAATTGCAATCACTTCTTGGTTCGGATTGATGTCATACGACTCAATCGGATTGCCACCAAACTTCGTGACGGTATTGGCGCCATTGCCATCTGGATTGAACTGTAGAGGATAGTTGTTGCTGAACGAGTCGGCGACTGTCACATATCCACCAGAACCAGCGATGCCGGTGCTTGGGAACATGATGACTTGACCGGAGCTGTTAGCGCCGACCGCAATGCTGGTATACATCGGATTGAAATTGCTGGTATATGTGTAGTTCGTCCAGGCGTATCCATCCTTGGAGATCATGTACTTATTCGAAGAACCACCAGCAATCGCCAAGAAGTAAGAACCAGTCCACTTAACCATGTTAACAGCAATTGACGTCGGCAACACACGCTTGACCCATGTTACTCCGTTGTCCACCGATAGAGCATAGAAGCTCTGAGCAGTCGATGGGAAGCAAACGAATACGCCATTTGCGCCATAATCACCAGCACACCAACCAACAGTGTTGTCCGGCATTGTGCGAAGAACCCAGTTGGCAGTCAGGCCAGTCGTTGAAGAGGCTGCGATGTTGTTGGCACTAAGAGCCACGAATGTGCCGTTGCCTTGAATCAACCCCTGCCAATACGCGGAGGCCGGCATATTGGCTGCAGTCCACGAGCTACCATTCGACGAATATTGGAACACGCCAGTATTCGCCGGAGCGCCTAACTGATTCTGAATGGTTCCGAAGATCGAGCCGTTGAACGAGCAGAAGTCCCAGTTGTTCGTATTGGCCCCGGCCATGCCGGCGTTCGCCCACACTTGACCGTTGGCTGAATACATGCAGGTGTTACCGCCATTGGGAGTAGCTACGAATACGCCGTTGCCGTATTGCACCTGACGGATACCCTGGGCGCCATTGAACGTAGTAGCGGATTGAGTCCACGTATTAGCATCGGCCGACCACCATGCAGTCGGAGTGCCAAGGCCAGCGTCTGAAATGGCAACGAACGTGCCGTTGCCGTACGCGACACTAAAATTGGTCGTGTTGGAGATAGTGGTGTTACCAGGAACGAAGGAAACCGCGACGTTCGTTGAGAAATTGGTGGTAACGGTATTAGTCGAACGGAACGAAAGAGCTAGGCCATCATAAAGAGTGGCGTAGTTTGATGGGGCGTATGTGGCCTGAATATACGAGGTGTTGCTGTTCGTGGAATTGGCGACTACCCAAGGCTCCTGGATAGACGATGGATTTAACACTTCCGCATATGATGGAAGCGCGTGAGACGATTCAATTACAACTTCGTATTCGCTGCTACCCTGAAGATCGCCCCCAGAAAGCGGCAATCCACCTTTTTTAGTCAACGGATAAGAATTGCCAATAGCAGATACTGGAACAGGAGCAAACGCGAGCATCGTCGTGGTTGCGTTAGCCGTCTTGCCTCCGACAAGAATTGTATTCGACGAGACAATTGTCGAAAAATTCTGAAACACTGTAGGGTTGGCCAAATATCCAGTAACAGCCGATGGAATAACACGGGAGAACCAATTGCTGCCATTGTCTCGGCTGATATACATCAATTGGGTATTACCGTAACTCGAGCTGGTTACAGTGGCATAGAACACTCCATTTGCTCCAACCAAATTCCAACCGGGACCAGTCGAATTAGTTGCAGAAACCGATGGGAAATTCGCGACACCGTAACTATTTCCAATTTGGTAAGCAGCACTCTTGGTGGTCCAAGCTGCTCCTCCGGTCGGATTAGAGGAGGTTGCTACAGTCTGGTTGTTGGAAAGGGCGAGCCACACGTTTCCGTTCCAAGCAATAGCTTGCCAATTGCCAGAAGGTGGCGTTCCAGCAGGTGCCCACGCTGCGCCATTGGCAGTATATGCAATCAGTCCATTTGCAGAAAAGGCAGAGTTGGTGGAAGCCACGGCAACTGCAAACGTTCCATTGCTGGCACAAATCCACCCAGGGCGAGCCGAGGTAGGCATAGTGGCTGAACACTGGGCCCAGGTAACTCCACCGTTTTGGGTATAGTTGGCGGCAGACCCAGCATACTCAACGATTGTAACGTTGGAACCAACGGCGGCGATTCCGCCCCACGTCTTTCCGGAGTTAAACGTCTGGCCACCAGCAGTCCACGACGTTCCATTCGATGAATACATTGTGTTGGTGGAAGCGCCGGTTGAAACAGCCACAAGAGTTGTGCCGTTGGAACAGACCCAGCCCCACGCGAGGTTGCCAGCAGGGGTCTGCGCAGTCCACGACGTTCCATTCGAAGAAGTAGACACAGTTCCGTTGCCAGAAGAATTCGCTCCAACAACAACGAATACGCCGTTATGATTCACGGCCGACGGATAAACATACCCGCTATAGGTATTGAATTGGCCGACCTGATTCGAGCTGACACCAAGATTATAAGTCGTGGTGCCATTCAACACCAACCAAGCGTTATTAGAAGTATTGGTATTCGGAATACGAACCAGAAGCTGCTGACCGTCGTTCGGAACCAATGTGTTATTTGATGCTAGGTAATAATCGCCACCATCCCACGTGCACTTCGCAAATACAGCGCCGTTAGACGAACCGCTGCTGCCGCTGCCCAGCGGAGTTCCTAAAGTTTGTCCAATGAAGGCACCCGAACGATCAGTCATTTATTAAGCGCTCCGAATCACATAGCCGGTGATATTAACAGTGTTAGCAGTGTCTGTGGCGGCCCAAACCCCCAGAGTATTAGCAAGCATGATGCCGGCCATGACCTGTACCGTGGAATTGGAGGCCAACGTGAACCGCTGGATATTGGTGTTGGTCGTAGCTCCGGCACTCGACGCCCCGACCGATAGGGTCAGCGTATGAGAAGATGTATCAAAATTACAGGCATAGAGAACAATCTCGTCACCCTGACCGACAGCGTTATTAGCGCTGGATACGTGAATAGCTGTTCCGGTTGTGATCGTAGTGTTGGAGACCAGCACCGGGGCGCCGTATGGTCCGGCCGAAAGTGCGATTTTCTGAATTGACATAGTCTACCCTCTATTGAATGCTTTATTTAGGAGTACCAAATCATCGCAAGCCGCGGATTGGCCGTGATTTGAGCGCCTTGAACGAATAGGTTGCCTGAGCTATCGATTGAAGTGTTGCCGGCAAACGTAGCGGCAGCGGTAACCGTAACGTTGGCTGCTGTGAATGTGTTGGCCTGTAAGTTGCCGACGACATTGGCAGACGCCAAAGTGTTATTAGCCCCAGTCAAGTACGTGTTCGAAGCAACAGACAACAACGAACCATTTAGGCCCAAGCCCTGGCTAAACACAATGTTAGCTGCCGAAGCCCCGCCATCCATTGACAAGATTTGGCCGACACCACTGAACTTCAGGTTGGCGCCTGAGAACACCACGTTCGATGAAATTGTCTGAGATGGAGCACTAGCCAGCAACACATAGTTGCTTAGGTTGGCTGTTAACTGGGCGGAGTTCACAAAGTTGGCGGCGGCCTGTCCACCCAAGTTCGTGGCGTTGTTCGCCGTCAGGTTAGCCGCACCTGATACGGTGATGTTGGTGAATGTTCCGTTAGCAGCGGTTAGAGTATTAGCTTGGAAGCTTGTTTGAACGTTGGCCGAGACAAACGTCACATTCGCCCCAGTAAAGGTCACGTTTGCGCTAATGGTCTGGTTGACTGCCCCTGCCAACAGATGGTAGTTGCTCAAGTTCGATGTCAACTGCGCCGAGTTCACGAAGTTGGCAGCAGCTTGGCCACCTAAATTTGTGGCATTGTTGGACGTTAAAGCAGCTACGTAAGTGGCGAAGTTGCTATTAGCGGTATAGAATGCAGGAAGCTGACCACCAAAGTTGGTGGCGTTGTTCGCAACCAAATTGGCCGTTCCCGAAACGTTGATGCCGCTGAAGGTAACGTTGGCTCCAGAGAACGTGACGTTGGAAGTCACGGCCTGGTTCGTGCCGCCGCCGAGCAACATATAATTGTTCAAGTTCGACGTCAACTGCGCCGAGTTCACAAAATTGGCGGCAGCCTGTCCACCTAAGTTCGTTGCGTTGTTCGCTGTTAGAGCCGCCACATAGGTTGCGAAGTTGCCGTTCGCGGTATAGAATGTTGGGAGCTGACCGCCGAAGTTGGTGGCATTGTTCGCTGTGATATTTGGCTGCGATGCTGTCTGAAGTGTGCCGAACAAATTATTCGAGTACACATTCGCCCAATTGTTGGTGGCAGCCCCCAAATTCAACGTGTTGTTGGCGGCTGGTGTGATGGAAATGTTCGGCTGCCAGGAGGTCGTCGCATTATTATACAAGAACGTATAAAGAGCAACGCCCGCGTTATTGCCTAACTGCAGACCGCCACCGTTCAAAGCGACTGAAGTATTGGAATTCCAACCGATATCCAGAACCAAATCGTTGGTCATCACAGCAGTAGAATTCAGGATCGTTGTGTTGCCTGTCAAGTACAGGTTGCCAGTTACCACCAAGTTGCCACCAACGGTAGCGCTTCCGGAAATCGCCAAGTTAGCTGCCGAGACAACACCGGAAGCCGTCACGTTGGCCGCAACGATGGTGTTGGCTTGGAAATTGGCAGTCACGTTGGCCGAAGCAAACGTAACGTTGGCGCCTGAGAAGGTGACGTTGGCACTGATAGTCTGATTGACTGCACCTGCCAACAGATGGTAGTTGCTCAAGTTTGATGTTAGCTGAGCAGAGTTCACAAAGTTGGCAGCAGCCTGGCCGCCAAGGTTCGTGGCGTTGTTCGCTGTCAGTCCTGCTACGTAAGTTGCCAAGGATCCGTTTGCGGTATAGTACGCAGGGAGCTGACCACCAAGGTTCGTGGCGTTGTTCGCGACCAGATTGGCCGCCCCAGTGACGGTCAACGCGGCAAGAGTAGCAGCATTCGCTTGGAAAGTGGATGTAACGTTGGCCGAAGCAAACGTGACGTTGGCCCCTGAGAAAGTGACGTTTGAAGACACGGCCTGGTTTGTGCCGCCGCCCAACTGAACAACAGCCGCGTTGGATGCATAGTACGTTGCTGCCTGGCCGCCCAAATTCGTGGAATTGTTGGCCAGCAACACGGTTCCAGAAATCGTGCCAGCCACCACCAAGTTGCCAGCGACGTTTGCGTTGGAATTGAACTGGACAGTATTGGCGCCACCATCAACCGATAGAGTGACCGTGTTGGCGTGGAATGTAATAGCGGTCACAGTGGCATTCGAAAACACATTTGCGATCGGCGCAGCAGTGTTGCCAACCGTAATTGAATTATTGACAATGACGTTGCGGCTGGACCAAATATCGCGACCAAACACATCAGCGCCATTGGCTGTGATGTTGCCTGTGGTAACAATCGTGCCATTGACTGTGACGCTTCCGTTGACGACGCCACCAGTGTTGGAATTCAATGGAGTATAGGTCAGAAGAGGCTGATATCCATTGGCCGCAACACCACCGAGGTACAACGAATTGTTAGCTGTGATGTTCGTGTTGCCAGTAACCGACAAGTTGCCGCTGACCAACAGGTTGCCGGCAACGTTGGCGTTCGATGTGATCTGAACGGCATTAGCTGCTCCATCCACACCGATCGATACAACGTTGGCGTGGATAATGAACGCGGTATTCGTTGCGGTGTTGACGTATACGTTCGCAACCCACGAAGACGACGACGCGTTAATCAAGCCGAGCTGAGCAACGTTATTGGCTTGGAAAGTATTGGCAGTTACCGTGGCGGAGCTGATAGCAGAGACGTTGGCTGAACCCGGATTCCATGAATTGGTGTTGCCGTTATAAACCATCAACTGGCCATCAACTGGCTTCGTGTTAGCTACGATTGTATTGCCAGGCAGAACAAGCACAGCAGTATTGCTTAACGTCACATTGCCCGAATGGGCTGCGGTTCCAACAAATGTGGTATTCGCCGTCACATTTAGAGTCGTGCCAGTGATATTCGCTGTAGCAGAAGATACCGTGAACGCGGTTGTGTTGATAGTTGCCGCAGCACCAGTGATCAACGATGTGCCTGTCAGGGTCGCGTTGGATAGCTGTGCGTTAGCAAGCGAAACATTTGCGCCGGTGAAGGATACGTTGCTGGACACCGACATCGTCGAACCATTGACGAACAGGTTGGTGCCGTTCAGAATCACGTTGGCCGAGAATGTTGCCGTTCCGGAATGAAGTGTGGTATTCGCAATGGTGACCGCACCATTCAACGTCGTCGTTGTATTGGCGCTGGTAGTGAAAACGTTGCCATTCAGAGTCGTGTTTGCCGTCGCGTTGATAGACGCGCCAGCCAACACACCCACGCTCAAGTTGGCGACATACGCGACGTTAGCAGTGATATTGACGTTCGACGTCACGTTGAAAGCACCACCTCCAATCGTGGTATTGCCGACCGACAGCGCGACGTTGGAGCTCTGAATCGACACATTAGACGTGGAATTCAACGATGTGCCACTGATATTTGCTGTGGCCGTGGTGACAGTGAACGACGCTGTAGAATTGCTTCCAGTAAAGGTCACGTTGGATGCTGTTACAGAGGCATTCGCCGATACAGTCAACGGAGCGTTAATAGCCACGTTACCGCTGAATGTTGCATTGGCGGCAAATGTAGCAACACCGGTGTGAGCCGTCGACCCACCAAACGTAGCGGCGGTATTGCTGCTGGTAGCGAAGACGTTGCCGTTAATTGTGGTGTTGGCGGAAACAGCCAACGATGGCCCAGCTACGGATCCCGATACGGTGACCGAGTTCAGAGCGACATTAGCAAAGTTCGTTGTGTTTGCTGTGAACGTAACGTTGGCACCAGCAATGGTAAACGTATTTGCTGTAACCGACAAAGTGTTGCCAGAAAGCGTTGTATTTGCAGAGGAAATTAACGCGGCAACGCCCGAAATTGTCAGGTTACCGGCAATGGTAGTGTTGCCGGCAGTAACATAGACATTCGCGCCGGAAAGCGACGTATTTCCGTTGAGAGTCGCTGTAGTATTTGCGGTGAATGCGCCAGCAACGCTCAACGCTCCGTTCGCTACGGTGTTCGCGTTGATAGTGACGCCGGCCGTGGCGGTGATTGCTACAGTGTTGGATGCGATCGTTGTCAGCAGACCGTTCAAGGTCGTGTTGCTGTTATGAATGACGGCGCCACCAAACGTCGCTGTAGTATTAGCGCTTGTAGTGAAAACGTTGCAATTCAGAGTCGTGTTGGCTGTTACAACCAATGCTGGGCCGGCAACAGTTCCGGATACGGTCATGGAATTCAAAGCGACGTTGGCAAAGTTCGTGGTATTCGCTGTGAACGTGACGTTGGCGCCAGCGATCGTTAGGGTATTCGCTGTGAATGTAACATTGTTGCCGGAGAAATTGGTGTTTGCAGACGTGATGCTGGTCACTGGGCCAGCAGCAGTCGTATTTCCCGCGAAGGTAGTGGCTGTCGATGTCACATAAAGGTTAGCACCGGCAATCGAGGTGTTGCCGTTCAGAGTCGCTATGGTATTTGCCGTGAACGCACCAGCAACACTCAGTGCTCCGTTTGCAACAGTATTGGCAGTGATTGTGACTCCATTAGAGGCTGCCACGACCACAGTATTCGACGACACATTCGTCAACAGTCCGTTAAGAGACGTGTTGCCGTTGTGAGTCACATTGCCGTTAAAGGATGCAGCAGTATTGACACTGGTAGTGAAGACATTGCCGTTGAATGTGGTGTTAGAAGCCACGATGAGAGCTGGGCCAGTGACGGCCCCAGAAACCGATACGGAATTCAGAGCGACGTTGGCGAAGTTCGTGGTATTCGCTGTGAACGTAACGTTGGCTCCAGCGATCGTCAGGGTATTAGCAGTGAACGTGACGTTGTTGCCAGAGAAATTGGTGTTCGTTGATGAAACAATAGTGGCCGGGCCACTCAGCGCAACGTTGGCAGCGAAGGTAGTGGCTGTTGATGTCACATAAAGGTTAGCACCGGCAATCGAGGTGTTGCCGTTCAAAGCTGTTGTCGTGTTGGCGACGAATGCCCCAGCAACAGAGAAGGCTCCGTTTGCGATCGTATTGGCAGTGATCGTCACGCCATTGGAAGCTGCCACGACTACAGTATTCGACGTCACCGTGGCAGTCTGGCCACTAATCGCGGTGTTACCAGTAATCGTTACGATATTCGAAGCGACAACCGGGCCAGCGAAATTGGCGTTGGATGTTGCTGTGAAATTTCCGTTGACTGTGATTGAATTAGCTGAGACAATCGCATTGTTGCCCGAAAAATTGATATTAGCGGCTGCGATGTTGATCGCTTGGCCATTCAGACCGATCGTAGTAACGGTTGCGTTGCCGGATACCACAATTGCGTTGGCAGTGTTGCCGGACGACAAAATGTAGGACGGAGTGTTGATGGTATAGCTATTGCTAGTGGCCGCGACTACATTAGCTGTTAGCTGCGCAGACAACGTATTGATAGAATAGCTGGAATTATTAACACCAACGTTGGCTGTAATCGTTAGTGTCGGCCCAGCCACGTTGGTGTTAGCATTGAATGTGGCTGTGTTGTTAAAGGCTGCTGCGCTGTTGACAGTAACGCTAGCGCCAGTGAACACAACATTTGATGTGATGGCTAAATTCGCGGAATTCGCGACGGTACCGCCGCGAAGGGCAGTGGGGACAGCAATCGTATCCGCAGCAAAGATGCCTTGGACGTAAGCGTTGCCAGATGTCCATCCATACGTATTAGACCCGGACTGGCCAGTCGTGATGACTGTAGTTCCAAGCTCATACGACAACTGGTTGGTACGATCCAACCAGTTGCGGAATGTTGCGGATTGAACTTGGATGTTTCCCGAAGGTCCAACGTATGCTGTATTAGCCATTCTTTGTTCCGTTTTGCTGCAATATCTGAGTCAAAAGCATCTTGATGTCCCCCAACTCACTCTTCAGTCCATCTACGTCTTGAGCGAGTTGGTCCAACTTCGTCATATGCTTCCGCTGTTGGATATAGGCCTTATAAGCCGACACGTCAGTATTTAGCAGTGCTCCTGAACGATTGTCTCGCATATAGCTGGGATTATCTGTTGGACTGAGCATTTATACCGACAATGCAATCGCGCGAATGTCTTTGATGGCTGGAACAATGGATGTAGACGATGAAGTCAAATCGACTTTTAGGGCAAACGTCTTGAACGAGTCGTAAACCGCTCCGCTTTGGCTGATGTACCGAACGATCCCAGAATTGGTCGGATTCGTATAAGCTGCATGCGGTGTTGTGACTGTGGAAACGACGGTGGCAATATCCGAGAAGGTGGAGTTGGTAGCCAACGCAATAGATGTGTCGGAATTAACGGTAGTGATTTTTGCGACCTGGGCGACTCCGCCGCTACTCGTCAGCTCAATCAAATCGCCATTGGCGAACGCAGTCGTGAACGAAGTATTTGTTCCGAGAACAGTGTTGCCGGTGGTGGATACCACCACGGTTCCAGGCTGCTGGACACCGGGCAACGAAGAGGCCAAACCATACTGGAATTCATAGAAGTCTGAAGCGTTCAACGGATTCGAAGTGATGTTCGACGATGTAGTCTGCTGCAAACGAGTCCAATCCTTTGAGTCGAATGGATCCGGATCCGACGCATTGAGCAGCTTGGCGTATACAGCCAAATCTGTGCCGGCTGGCTTGTGGGCTGTAATGAAGACTTGAAGATCCTCAGAGTCCAGGCCATCCGCCAATACCACCGTCTTCGAAACATATCGAGACACAGCATTACCGTTCTTCGAATTTTCTGAGCTGGTATCGTTGTTAATCGAGTTATGGTAAACAACTAAATTCTGAGAAGTCAAGTCTACGATCGGCGTCACTTTGTTTGAGTTTGAAGTGAGCGTCAACGTTGCCTGTAGAGACTTGGCTCCGCTTAGTCTAGCAATCTCGTTAGACTTGGAGAACACAGCAACTTCATTATTGAGGATCAATGCCGTCGAGTTGAAGTCGTAATTCTGGGGAGCCACAGAAGCGTTGGCCGTGGTTGTCGTTGAAAGAGACAACTGAACGCCAGTTCCCTGGACCACTGTGCGGGAGACGAAAGGCTGCAACCGGTTGATGATTTTGTTATCGACCGACGCAATAGTGGCTTTGCATCCCGACGTGGCTCCAACGAGATTATTGTTGGCTAAGAACAAGGATGAATTAGCAGCAGTGGATCCCTCGAGGTAAAGGAGACCAGCACCCGGAGAGAAGAAGCTAACTTGGCCGAGCGGCACGACCTGAATCTGTGCGTTGTTGCTTGTGAATGACGGGGAACCGAACACCGTGAAGAAGACATTCGAAGTGGTCGATGTAGAACCGACGTTCACAACTGTGTTGCCAACATTCACGTGATTGATCGTCACGACGGAGCTGACAGCGATGTTAGCTACATTTCCTGTCAACACGACTTTCTGTCCAGCCGAAAGTCCAGCGAAGGATGTATTGCCTTGACCGATGACATATGAATTGCCGGCCACAACGTATAGAGAGCCATTGCCCGTTCCAGGCTGGTACACGTATTCGCCGGCCACGAATGTGGAAGTGACGTTTGCTACGGTCAGATATTCAGTATCGTCGTTCACTAGCGTAATTGTTCCAGTTTGACTGGAGAAATCAGCGCGATATAGATTGAACTTCAATGTTTCTGTCGGCAATGGGACAGGAGTTGCCCCGTTCGTGGACTGGAAAAGCTGGCCGCTTCCCCAATTGTTGACAATCTTCTGTTGGGTGCGGACATCCGTGCCACCAACTTTGGCGCTCCACAACGCGTAATTCGGATTGAATCCATCAGGCTGAACCGCAATCGCGTACATATTGCCGGCCGTCAAATATGCCATATTGTCGAATACGAATGTCGTGCCGACAGAAGAATCTCCACTAATTTGAATCGGGCTAGTATTCTGCAACACGTTGCCGACCGAAATCGGGGCAAGACGCTTCGATGCTAACGGGGCCGACACGAAATCTGGCGCCCCATTGGAAGTCGGAACAATTGAAACGGTGACCCCTAGTGTCGGGTCACATGATTTCAGATAAAGATCAACAGCCTTTACGAATAGCCCAGGCTGTCCGCCCGTAATGTTTGAATCAATGGCAAAAGTCTGGGCTAGCGGCGATGTCATTCTTTAGTTCCTCGTGTGATTTTCAATATTTAGTTCACCAATGGGCCGAGGACTGTTCCCGGGCCTGACAGAAGGGCTTTAGCATATCCTTGGATCGCTGTTCCGGCTGCGCCACCGGCCACGTTGGAGTCTTTACCAGCTTGGCCAGGAGCGCCGCCATCGCCACCAGCTCCTACACCAGCAGATGGGCCGCCAGGGCCGCCAGCAGTCAAGGTGCCGTCAGTTCCCGCATACGCGCCGCCCCAACCACCGCTATTGACGAACGGGCGGCCAGGACCGCCCTTACCTGGAACAGAACCAGCGCCACCGCCACCGCCACCAGTTTCGCGATAACCGTTGTTGCCATTTCCGCTACCACCACCGCCGCCGCCACCTTGAATGACGCCGGCATTAACAATGGTTGCTTGGTTCAGCAATTGAAGTGCAGGGCCACCCGCAGACGGGGTCGGAGCGCCACATTGACCGCCGTAGCCACCTGCGCCTGAAATATAGCCGTTATTGATGATGGTGATGTGGGACCCAGTCGGAAACTGGGGGATCTTCAGGGCGGGAGCTGAAGTGTTCGCTGAGCCGATGACGACGCCGGAATCCACAACGACGTTGAGATTGACGGCAGATTTGCCGTCCCACTTCAAGGCTAACGCTGTCGACCAAATATCCGGATTGAGTACATTTGAAGAATACTCAACAGTCAGACTAGTGACTCCAAGCAGATTGACAATCTGCGATGGGATGGAAGATGTATTGGCTGCCGGTAGAATTGTTGTGGGAGATGGAGCCGAAGCAACGGTCACTGAATTTGCGTTGAATGCGTTGAAGACTGTTGATGCGTAGGTGGTTTCTGCTGTCAACGCACTGATGAAATCAGAATCAGACAACATCAGTTGTCTCGAACCTGTTAAAAACACGCCTTGAGGAACATTAAAGATAGCGTAAAACGATCCGTCGGCGTTAGCTGTCAGGGCAGCCCCGAGTGCGCCAGTTGCAACCAAACCGCCACCCACAGACGCAGAAGGTAACATCGCTGGTTGAACAAACTGTTGATCTACTCGTTGGCCATCGAAGTACACGAAAATCTGAGAATTCGGCCGCATTCCGAAAGCAATGATATCAACGTTTTGAGGACGGATGAATGTCTGTAGCCGGGAATCTTTATAGAAATCGCCGACCGGCACATTGAATGCGTTCGAACTTGCGGCCACAGATGCGGTGATAGCATCCACGACTGTATTTGAAACTAGAGATGTGCCGGCCATATTTTCCTACCAGAATGGGATGTTGAGTATTTAGCGACTATTAGCCACCACTCATGCAATCGTTTATATAATCGCTTGGGGAAGTGTAGAACGAAATTGCCGTAACCTGCGCAGCGGTGTTAGCGGTTTTAGTCGAAGCCACGACCGCATTATTGGTCGTAGCAGGCACAGAGTTCGTCGTGATGTCGAAGAACGAATCAGAAGCAGGATATAGATACACAACACCAGTCCAATTCCACATTCCTTCGGCGGCGTTGTGGAATGTCGTGGCGCTTGGCTGAGAGAACACCGTAGCATACCCACATGCCAACGTACCGACAGAGCCGTTAGACGACACATAGGCGTTTGCGGAAGATTGGACCATCAAATTGATGTTATTCACATCCATCTTAGGGACGATTGTGTTAGTGTTGGTATCGAACGCCGCCGTGAATTCCGAATCTGTGACGGCACATAGAGTCAAATCATTCATCGGATCTGCGAAGATGCCATTCTTGAATCGATTCAACCCAGTGGAAGCGGATGGAATGACGGTGTCCGCCGACTTCTTTTCCAGAAGATTCAATGCGGTGTAGTACTCAATGTTGGTTAGGCGCTTGTCGATGGCACCAATATCTGCCATTGTATATCCGCGATGCTGATGGGAGTTGATTGCAATCGTGTAGTCCGGCCGATTTGCCTTCACCCCATCGAGGGTCGGCAACGACGGATAGGGAGGAATAACAGCAATCCCAAGTGTCATCGAGTGCGGAATGTCAGGAGGTGCCGACGGGTTGATAGCCGGATTGCCTTCGACATTGATGATGTTGCCGCTGGTATCCATGACAATCTTATCGACACGGTTCAAATAATATTGAATACCGCAGCTAAAGTTCTGATTCGGTGCCGGAAGAGTGAAATTGGACGAAGAGAATGTGACGTTCGCCCCAGACGTTATGCTCTTCGTGACGCTGTTGGCGACGCCGATGCACACGTCGATAGACGGATTGATGTAGACGATATTAGCTGCCAATGTTCCCGATCCAATGACGTCCGTCAAAGTGTTGGCTAATGGAATGGTGTTAGCCACATATGGACGAAAGTCGACAGAATCGCGAAGGTCGTACGTTTGGCCGTTTGTGGCCGTGTACAACGGAATTTGGCTTGTCGTGATCGTTGTGGTCGCAGCGTTGCTGGTATCGTCTATAGGATACGAATTCACGGTGAAGAACTGGTCGCCTGAAGTAGCTGGCACAAATGCGTCGAACTGTACCAACAGATGATCGCCAGTGTTGATGGTCAAGCCAGTCGTTGAAGCCAACTTCACATAGGATAGGCCATAGAACGCATCGCGCTGGCCAGAATCCAAGAGGAACGAACCAGTAACATTCAAGCTGGTATTCGGATTTGCGACGTTGCCTGCGGTATCTTTGTAGACCGCAGTAATGTTAAAGACGTCGGGAACGCCCAAGCACCACGGCCCATATTTGTCAGCAGGGTGGCCAGCCGTATCGATGTAAGCGTAACAATTGCGCTGAACGGTTTTTAGCGTCGACTGCGCCGGGCGTTTCAAGCTATTATAGATGACCGTGGTAGCTGGAGAGGTCTCAAGAGCGTTACCGAGACTAATCGTCGCCGTGGCGCTATTGCTGCTGATTGTGATTGTGGTGTTGGCCCGATTAGCAAACGGAACCGGAACACCGGCCGGATAAGCCTTCTTGTGAGCGACGCCCGCAGTATTCGCTCCCCACGGGGCGTTCACGGTCATGTAGGTATTATTGGCGATGCTCTGAATGCGACGAATAACTTGGCCGCCGACGTTCGCTGTAACATAATCACCAGGCACGTAATCCGTTAAGAACGCAGTGCCCGAACCAGTAGCCACAGCATTTGCTGCTCCATTGGCGACAATGATAGTTCCTGTCTTGGCAGTGCTGTTTGCGGATTGTGTTGGGATCACAATGATGTCCGCTTCCTGGGACGCATTGAGAACGCCGTTGCCATATGGGAACACAGCGTTGTTGCTCAATGTGATTACCAGCGATCCGGAAGTATTTGAAAAGGCAACAGTGGTATTAGCAGCCCGATACGTGAATGTCTGATTGCTGACAGCAGCCAACGCTTTCTGGGGAGCTGGATAAACAAGAGATGTGTAACTTGGAGAATTCAGCACCGCAATCTGAGTGTTGACCCCAGACGTCTGAGTCACTATGTCCGCCAAACCAAGAACAGTGTTGCTGGAGTTGTAGTACAAGCTACGTGCATTGGCGAAATTGCAACCCGGCTTCATTACGATGTTTGTCAAATAAGCGCGATACTGACAAGCATTCGCCCCCACAGTGCCATTGTCGTACGCATATGATAGCAAAGTGGCCGTGCCGATTTCGGCCCCTGGACCAGTGTTGGCCGGCGTATAGGTTCCGGACGTCAAGCTTGTGGCTGCGGTATCGCGAATCGACACAGGAGCCGCAGTATTGAATTGGAATGTGCCGGCGACTTCCTGAACCAACGCATAGTTGCCAAAGTTGGTGCTGATCAACACGTTGCTATTGTTGGCTGTGTCGGTGCCACGACGAATGAAGCTAGTCTTCGCAGAATCGATTGGAACGCGGAAGCCCTTAACGTACGCGGTACCAGCATTCACTTTAAGCTGAACGTGAGTGGTGTTTGCGACGTAAGCTGTGCCGTTGGACTGCTTGAAAGAGCTGGTCGTCATGACGAATGGGCTAACAGTGAAATCCCCAGCAGCGTCGGCGGTGCGCTGAGCTAGTTCGCGTTCAATTGAATTGAACTGAGTGAATTGGTTCAGCTTGGTGACCACGCCGCCAGTCCACTCAACCAACGACGCGAATCCATTTGCGTAGCTATCCTGCTTAGGAGCCACAGAAAGGGATGGTGTTAACTGAAGACGAAATGCCCCAGGAGCGTTCAGATTTGAGTATCCAGACGCATTATCATTCAATGAAGTGTCTACGCTGTTATTAACAACGCTTTCAACGATAGTGAAGCCAACCGCAACGCTGTCTGGAAGATTGGTATACGGACTTACGATTACGGACTGGGCATCAACACGAATGAAATGCCCTTCCTGATAGATAATCCCCTTACCGACACTGAACGCGTACGAACTACCCACCGGATTGACGAATGTATTCGAAGCCACGGTGAATTGATACGATGGAACAATGGTGCCCGTCGTATCGAGTACATCAACAGTATCGCCGGGAGCAAAAGTCTTGGCTCCATCAGTTCCTGTAGTGATGTACTTGATGAATAGCGTGTTCAGACTTGGGTCCTGAGATTCTAGACCTGCCTGCTGATTAACGATCAGCGCGCGTAGACTTGTTGAAGTCTTCTGCAGCGTGAGATTCGCATACTGAGCAACACTCAACGGCTGGCCATCGATCCGAAGATCCGGAGTCTTGATGTATTGGACCCCAGGATCAAAGCTGAAGGCACAACCTTCGATGATCGACCCAGTCGCGTAGATGTTGTCGCCAAAACGCTCGATCTGATTCTGCAGAATCGATTGAACCTGCGTCAGCTCGCGGGCTTGCACCGGCACAGCAGGGCGGAACAAGATTCGATGATAATTTTTCGTCTCATCGAAATCATCGAAAAACGGAGCCACATTAAGATCGGTCTGGATAGGCATTTGTCTTCCTTAATTAATTGTACTGCAGTACAAGCTTTAGCGTCTCTGATTGTGTATTTGCCCGCGCAATAGGCTGAACGTCTTCTATATAGACGATGTTTCCGGAGTATTTAACAAGTGCGGGTTGGACAACGCTCGTCACCTGAGCAACAATTCCGGAATTGTTCTGGATCGTATATACGGTTCCAGAATTATTATCGGACGATAGAAAATTGCCCTTGACTTCTGTCAAATACATCACAGACGAATTGGCATAATGAATTCTACCGTAAGCAGATGTATCAGGCTGCGACACAAACTCATTCTGGGAAAAGAATGGGTATAGCGTAGATGTTCCAGAAGTGTTGGCGATGCCGATCACAGTTCGCTGGTCGAATGTAAGCATTGACGTGCCGATGGAGGCCACAACACCAGTAGCCGCCGAATTGGCCCCGATGATAGTTTCGTTGGCGACAAAAGCGGCCGCCACATTTGCCACGATGATTCCGACGTTGCTTCCATTATAGGTGATGTTGGAAATATAGCCAGATGAATTTGACGTCGTTCCAGTAACCTGTTCGCCGGCGGCGAAAGTTGATGTCACGTTAGCGAGTGTGACATTAGCGGCTGCGAACAGTGGATTGACGATCAGGCCGACTTGTCTGTAATCAGAATACGCTGGAATTGTGCCGTTTTCAGTGTTGGCAAGAGTCACACTCACGCCAATAGACATTGCACTTAATTCATTAGGAACATCAAAGCCATGGCCGCCCGGCGGGCTGATAATCACGCGACAATTCGCGGATACAGCGGCGATGGCTGCATTGGAATCCATCGCAATTAATCCGGTGTTGCCTGTCACAGCCACATTTGCGTAGGTATAGGAATCTCCACGGTTGATCATCTGAATCGAATATACGCTGTTAGACGACGCTGCATTTACCAAGGCTCGAGCCGTGGCGCCTTGTCCGTCGCCCATGATTGTAACGCGTGGACCGATTTCATAAGTGGTGTTGAAGTCTGGAAGCGGATTGAACGCATTGTCGAGTTCGATCTTTTTCTCGGTTCCAGAGATAATGTAGTTGATGATGTTGCGAAGCTGTCCAGCACCGACCCCGGAATTCAAATAGATCGAAGACCCAACGTAGAAGCCATTATTAGCCGCAGCCGACGAGGCGATGCCATAGAAATACGTATTACCGCCCACAGCAACATCGACGAAATTTCCGGTGCTATAACTGTTGTAGGACGCTCCACCATAGTTCAGCAGGATTGTGTCAATCGACCCATTGGAAGCGAACATTGCGACATTCGCTGACGGCAAGCAAGGGATGTAATCGTTGGTCGCGAATTTAGCGAACGTTGCCCCTGGAATAGTATACAGGAACTTCCAATGGTAAAGGTCCACCGGCTTGATATATGACTCATCGTATGCACTAGTTTCGGACAACAACGGCGGCTCTAACGAAGCGGCGCCATTGTTATTTGATAGACACTTAAAGACGTTGTAGTTGCCGTTCTCAGCGTTAACAACGAAGAAGTGCTTCATCATTAGAAGATCGGGATCCTGATCGTCGTAGGCATCGTACACTTGGCCAGCCGACCAATTATATCGCGGAACCATCAACACCGCGTCTGCACTGGTGACTTGTTTGCCGCTGATGATTTGATCGAAGGTCGTGTAGTCAGTGTTAAGGGTTGTTGACGCTGGGACCGGTGGATTGTCATCAGACACCGGATTGTTATTTGCGTCTACCCACGATGTGTGCTTCCCGGTGAACAGATAGTAATTTTCAGACGAGGTAGTTTGGAACGTGTTAAGCAAGCGCTCAGCAGTTTGAACGTGGAACTTATTTGTAATTGAACTTGGCATTCTAAACCGCCTCAGCCATAATTGTGTTGTCTATCATCTTAGCTAATTGTCACATCGAAACCAGTCGTTGATACCTCGCATGGAATAACCGTGCTCTTAACGACGCTTCCAAACATCTCGGTTCCAACCATATGAACAAGTGTCTTCAGAATATCAGCATACCGATCAATAGATAGGCCGGTCCGCACTTCATAGCTGAATTCTTGGTAGTATTTATTATCGTGCACACACTTGTCGGAGTTTAAGAAACCATCTGTGTTTTTGAAATAACCCTCGCCAACGCCTTGATTCTGCAGGTTAATATATCCAGAGATCGCTGTGTTTCCGTTGTCCGTGTTCAATTGCACATATTCGTTTTGCAAGAAGCCAAAACCAGACGAAATCACGTCGACGTCTGTTACAATTCCGTTGGCGGTTTTGACGTCGGTGTGGATTTTGGCGTTTTCGCCCATCACGGTGGATTCGACGTTGGCGCTCACTCCAACGACCTGAGCGGTTGC